CGAAGACACAGTTGCATTGCTGTTTATGAGTGGCATGCCCCCCCGAAAGGTATTTGCACCACCCAGCTGGGAGCTCAGCTCCAGCGGTTCCACCGTATTTGGACACGGCGTTCTCCCTCGCTGAAAAGCAACGAGACTCGCCCAGAAGCCGTAAATGTAACACCGACAGCTAGGCGCCTGGCGGTGGTAGAGTAGTGACCGTGTGGGGTCGAGCGGGGTAAGTGGATGGGATAGAGATCAGGGATCAGTCCAAGAAGGAGAGGTTGACGCCCGCGTTTTTTTTCTACACAGATATACCGGCTACGCAACGCTACTAGAACAGGAGGCAAACGCGACAATGGGTGCTGGTGGGACACACCACCAACACAGGACGCCACGCAGGGCCCATGCCTTCACTCACTGGCCCGACACCCAAAGGCGTAAAACATGTCTGGCCCAACGGGATCAGAATCCAGGCGGCCCCACGCACACTCCCCTGCCGCTCTTAGGCGGGGAAACGCATCCCTGCGTTGAACCCTGCAAGATGAGGTCCGCAACAAGGAAGTAGCAATGGGTACCAATTAAGACCGCCGTCGTCCCAGCCCGCGGGCTTGACCAACACCTGTCCGTTCGCGCGCTTGCGCCGTATCCTTCGAAATACTAACCCGGGACGGAGCAACCAAAGCCGGCGCGGTGATACTAGGATTTGAACCTAGATGGCTCCCAAAGGGCCATGTTCCGCATAGCATCGATCTCCCTGTCAAGGTCGTCGCCCGGGGAGTTTAGAGACATGCCCAGGTCTGCCCATTCCTTCCCTTCCGCCCACACGCCCCGAGTGGACGATTCAGTATGGCGCGAGTGAATCAGTATTCACGAGATCGCGACCGTCTGGCAACGTGGTCTCAAGATCGTACAAGTGCCAAGCCACTGGCAACTTGAAGCCACGCTCCAAAACAGTCTCAAACCACACCTGTTCGTCCGCTCCCACTCCCCAAGATTTTTCAAAACCCAGACGGGCCTCCGTCGTGATTGGTGCCTTGGCTGCGAGTTCCCAGCGAACGCCCCGTGCCATCGTCACCCTATGCTCCCAACTCTCAGGCTCGGCCCCGCAGAAAGTGACATCGCGGGTAGCCTGTAGAAGAGCATGGGCGAAAGCCTGTAACACAGGAACGCCTCTGTTCAGCACGGCCTCACAGTAGGCAACGGACTTAAGCACCTTTAGACCCCCCCTTAGGTCATGATAGTGCTGGTATCCGCATGCTCCGTGACTTAACACCTTCAAAAAATCACGAATCATGGTCGGACCGTTCGGGCCAATGAACGGTTTCGACTGACCAAAAACGACGGCTTCAAAATCTGACACAGGTTTCTCAAGCACCATCGTAAAGCCCATCTCAAGGGAGGTGGGTCCAATCATGGACTCCCAGAGGCCGAGATCTGCACGCTTTAGGAAGAGGACGGCGTTATCCCCGTCCACCAGCATGTCAAACCTCTTCCCAATACGCTTGGCTAGGGCCAGCACGAGCACACACATCACTATAGTGTTACCCATGCCAGTATTAAAATCGCCAGACGCACGCACACCTCTGACACTAAACTCCACACCCTCGCCTTTAGCCTTAAAAGCCAGCTGCCAACGAAGCAGCTCAGCCAATCTGGCACTAGGTAGCAACTCGGTGTAGAATCTGTGTTCCTCCCTCAAAACGGCCTCACAAAAGTGAGACTCAAACGACTTCCCATCGATCTCCATAGCCACGATGTCAGGTTCAGAAGTCATTTTAGCCCGTATCAGCTCGGCCCGCTGTCTGGGGTTGAGGCCCTTAGCCACTAACCTGGTTCGTGTGAAGAACTGCTTTCCGAATCCACGCAGTCCCCCATACAGCGCTTTCTCCACAGGCTTGAGGTAACTGGCCAGTTCAAGGTTGTAACGGGGATCGCGGCCCATTATGACCCTGGGTTTAGATATCTTATACCTAGCCAGTTTTTCACCTTTGACGAACGCCTTGACCTGGGAGTCTCTACGGGTGCAATACCCGTCTTTAATGAGACTGTCAAAGGCGTCCTCATACCTCTTCCTGAGCCGCTTGACGCTGTATGACTCGACAACTTGCCACAAGGACCATGGTTCCACCGATTCAGCCCTCCCTTTAACGACCCGCCGGAGCAAATTGGCGGTTAAATTGAAAAGATCCGCTCCAGCGTCTGTCATTTGGGGGGTGATGCCCATGGTCCTCTGCACGAGTCCACTCACCAGATTGTGGGCACAAGGCCCGTGTACTTGGGGGTTCCATACTCCCGGCAGGGTAGGAGTCCAGAACCTATACATTTTTCTCCTGCCATTCTCGCAAAAGTCACCTGCGTCCGGTTGCATCCTGAGCTCACAGCCTGGTTTGAGAGATCCCAAAGGGACCGTGCCAACGCAGTGAGACACAGACCAGCCGCAGGTGGCCTATGCGGGTAATTGAAGTTCTCGGACCCCAGGACCGAGAACGCGGCTATCCTCCCGCGAGAACAACCAAGAGAACGGGCGGCGTAGGAAATTGCCCAGTGGTTTCTCCGGTGCGGAAACCAACCTGCCTTTAGCCAATGCCCCCAAAACCGAGACGGACCACCGCCCTGCGGCGCCCCGAAGGGCGCCAATAGCGGTAACCTCGTCCGGCATGGGCAACATAGCGAGAACCAAAGTTCCCGGCAGAAACCGCACCAGATCCATCACATCTACGCCCTCATCTCGTGCCCAAAGCCTGGAGCGAGACCTGAGAGAAGCCAAAAGCCCCTCTGAGACAGGTCTAAACATCCTCACGGACACGAGAGTAGCCAACAGCTCTGGACAAATCCAGAGAGGTCTGTTGTGCCCGTTACTCTCGAACGGGATCTGTAATAGTTGGAGTGTGCGCACCCCACACTCCTCCGCACCTTTGACGATTATCTCCTTACCATCGGAGATTTTGTCCACAGCTCCATCCATGAATGAAGCTAACCAAGAGCGGGCACCCGAAAGAGTCCCTTGCCCTGCGAGGTCCGACCACCAGCAGGGTAAGTTCTTCCACGAGCGCTCAAGGGCAGAGGTCAACCTGCCCCTCTTGCGCAGACGTAAACACCGCTTGACCTTAGCGGTATCCGAGGCCGGTGACGGGTCCTCGGGTTCTTTAACGTGCCCGACTAATTCATCGGACACTACGACCCTGGGCAGATGTACTGGATAAGCACGTCCTTCGGCTTCAGGGGGGAACATACCCCTCTCATCCACCTCGAAGATGCTGACGTCATCCGCTTCGGGAAAGGGCAACACCACTCGGTTCGTCAGGCCAAGTGGCAGTTGTATTGTCAGGCCTTTCGGTTGGTACGGGTCCCAATCGTCCTCCCTAGGCCACATCTGTCTGGTCTCCAGATGTTCATGTGGCAGTAGGTTGCCAGCCCTCATGACGGAGAAAGAACCGGGGCAGTTTTATACACGGTCATACCCAGCCGGAGTGGGTTTTAAAGAGCCCACTAGCTCAAGTAAACCACGTCTATGTTGGTGGGCAAATTCCCAACACACGAACCGTTCCCCCGCGTGGTGTAGGGGGAGGGCGCTACCCTAGGATCACTGCGGAGTATTACCAGCATGCCTCTCACGAGTACATTCCGCGTACTGACCCTCGCTCAGGGAGAGAGGACCGAAAACCATCACATCCTAG